TGGCTATGCGCGGTCTGCGCAACGAAGATTAGTAAAAGAAATCGAGCAAAGGATAAATCGAACCAATGAGCCTTAATGAGCAAGAAGTTGAAGGGACAACCGATGCGGCCCCCGCGACACTGATGCAAACAGAAGTCAACTCTGAACCCGAGGAAACCAATGACGAAGTCCCCCACCTCGCCCAAGAAGCGGAAGACCCGGAAATCGGTGAGCTTGAACGACCAGACTACTTCCCAGAAAAGTTCTGGGGCGAAGATGGCCCGGACCTCGAAAAGTTTACTGAAAGTTACAAAAACCTCGAAAAGCAGTTCAGTCAGGGCAAGCACAAAGCCCCCGAAACATATGACACGGCTGTCTTTTCCGACAAGAATATTCCTTTGGAAGACCCGCTTGTCGGTGAGTATACGAAGTGGGCAAAAGAATTTGGTGTCAATCAGGCAGCGTTTGACAAGCTTGCCGATACGGTTCTTGAGCAAACTTTTCAAAACGCTGAAGCTGCGCAAATAGACGTAGACAACGAGCGCCGAGCGCTTGGCCCCAATGCGGATGCCATTATTAAGTCCAACATTGATTGGGCTGATGGTCAGCTTCGCAAGGGATTGGTTACAGAAGCGGAGCGCGAGTTGATGAATAGCTGGGGCGGTGATGCCGTGGGCCAGAAGCTTCTCCAAAAAGTGAGAACGTGGGGCGGCGACTTGTCAAAAATCCCGGTATCCGAGGTTGGTGATGACGTTTTGAGCGTTTCGGACATGCAAGATTGGATGTCCAGCGCTATGGCTGACCCGCGCTACCAGTCGGATGGCAGCTATCGGCGTGATGTTGAAAAGAAGATTATGAAATACCCTTGGCCTAAGTAGTTACTCCCAGGGACTGCCTCACTGTCCCCCACTTCCCCACCAGTGTTTCTCTCCATGTCACTGGTGGGTCTTTTTTGTACTAATACCAGATGTTGTATCTAGAGTATTTACAAGCTCCAGCTTGTACTGTATCGTTCGATTTGACTGACAACCCTTTTGGGCCGGTCTGGCGCGAAGAAATTCGCCGTGCGCGGCTGATCCGCGAAGCCAGAGGCCGGGGCAAATGCTCCCGATAACCAACGTGGCGTGAAGCTAATTTTGGTTTAATCAGGAGAAAATCCATGTCTACAGGATTATCAACTGCGTTCATCCAGTTATTCGATGCCGAGGTAAAGCAAGCCTATCAAGGCACTTCGCAATTGGCTGGAACTGTTCGCACCCGGACGGGCGTAGAAGGCTCGACGGTAAACTTCCCTAGCGTTGGCAAGGGCGCGGCTGTTGTTCGCACGCCCCAGACTGACGTAGTCCCACTTAACACCGCATTCTCGACCGTAAGCTGTACGCTTTCAGATTACATTGCGGCTGAATACTCTGACATCTTCAATGCGCAAAAAGTTAACTTTGACGAGCGCCAAGAGCTTGCACAAGTGGTCGGCTCTGCGATTGGGCGGCGTCAGGACCAAATTATTCTGGACGCAATTGCTGCGGCTTCTGCCGGTAGCACTGTGGCAAACACTGTGGTCACATCTGGCTCTGCGGCAGCATCCGATCTGAATGTTGGTAAAATCATTGCAGCGGCTGAAGCGATGAACACGAAAAATGTTCCAAGCGCTGACCGACATATGGTTATCCACGCATCAGGTCTGGCAAGTTTGCTGGCAGATGAACGCGCAGTAAGCGCCGACTTCAACCAACTGCAAGCGCTTCAGCGCGGCGACATCAATAGTTTCATGGGTTTCACCATCCATGTACTTGGCGACCGTGACGAAGGTGGTTTGGCAAAAGACGGTTCAAACGACCGTACAAACTTTGCATTCCACAAGATGGCTGTTGGTTGTGCGGTGGGTATGCCCCCAACGACAAAAATTGACTACATTGCTGAGAAGACTTCGTTCTTGGTGGCAAGCTGTTTGTCGATGGGTGCGGTTGCAATCGATGTTGACGGTATTGTCGATATCACAACTCGGGAGTCTTAATCATGGCTTTTTCACGCACAGGATGGAACCCTATTGGTGGGCAGTCTAAAAAAGGCACTGCCCCTCAAATGTTCACTTACAAGACCACTGACACAGTGGCTACTGTAAATACAGCGGCCTACTTCAACGATGTGGCTGATGAGGTTGCGGTGGGCGATATTATTACCAGTGTAACATCAACTGGCGGCACACTTGCGTCATCAATTCACACTGTTGTTTCAAACGCTAGCGGCGTGGTCGATGTCTCAGACGGCACAACTATCGCTCAAACCGATAGTGACTAAAACACTTAGCGGGGGCGGCAACGCCCCTGCTTTACCTTTAGGAGTGCGGGTATGGCTAGCGGTGATACTGACGTTTCAATCTGTAATAAGGCGCTACTGTTGCTGGGCGCGTCTTCCATCACCAGCTTTTCAGACGGCTCTGCTAGCGCCACGGCGTGCAGCACAATTTACGACGAAGTGAAGTTATCGACCTTGGGAATGTACTCTTGGTCTTTTACTTTGGGTAAGGCGCAGCTAACCAAGCAGACCGCTACTCCGACCAGTGAATGGTCGTACCAGTTTACTCTGCCCAATGATATGATTACCGGGGTTCCTCGGGCAGTTCGCGCCAGTGCCAATGCCGGTGCGCCAATCACGAAAAACTGGGAAATAAATCAGGCGGCAGCGGGTGGAACTGTCTTGATGACAGAACACACGAACATCTTTATCGACTACCAAAAGACCGTGTCCGAGGGCAACATGCCCACATATTTCGTCACCCTTTTAAGCTATCAAATGGCGTGGCATCTTGCCGAGGTTATTACGGATCAGACCAGCAAGGCCGAGTACTGGCGCACTGTGTCACTGGGGTCGCCCAGTGAGGGGTTGCGCGGCGGTTTTTTCCGGCAAGCTTCTAACATTGATAGCGCCGGGCAAATGACCGCGCCAATATCCGATTACATGCTTGCCGAGGTACGATGAGCCGCATCCAGCAATATCAAAGCTCCTTCACAATTGGTGAGATTGATCCGCTTTTGCGGGGTCGCATCGATTTAAATCAATATTTCGCTTCTGTGGATTTGGCCGAAAACGTGGAATTTGAACCGCAAGGTGGGTTTTCGCGCCGCCCGGGCTTGCGTTTTCTAACTGATTTGACCGCTGACAATCCAAACAATGGGGTCATGCTTATCCCATTTGAGTTTTCTACGACACAAAACTTTATGATTGTGGCCTCGGTTCAGACAGCATCTGGCACAATTCGGTTTCGCTTTTATGCCGCGCAAACCCTACTCACAGACATCAACGGCTCTGGCAACTCCTATCTAGACTATGCGGTCGGCACGCTGAAAGGCGCGACCGCAATCGATATGGACAGAACGTACTACACGCAGTCAGCCGATACTCTAATAATTGTAAACGAAAACTTTGCGCCGTTCAAAATCGTCCGGGGTGCAAACAATACAACTTGGACTGTGTCGCTGGTAAGCCCCGCGGTTCCCAAGCAACAATTTACTGCGTCAACATCTACCATTAGCCAGACGCTGACCGCTTCAGCTACGTCCGGCAATATCACACTGACCGCTGGGGGCAGTGCGTTTTCATCGTCCAACGTCGATCAGTATGTGAATGTTTTAAACGGTTTTGGCCGCGCCAAGATAACCGCGTACACCAGCGCTACAGTAGTCGAGGCTACTGTTGAAATACCATTTTTCAGCACATCTGCAATTGGCTCTGGCGAATGGGAGCTAGAAAGTGGATACGAGGACGCTTGGTCTAACACCCGAGGATGGCCGCGCACTTGCTCTTTTCACGAAGGACGTCTGTACTTTGGTGGTAGCTATTCACAACCGTCCACATTGTTTGGCTCAAAGGTCGGAAACTTTTTTAACTTTAGTGTGGCCGAGGGGCTAGATGATGATGCCATTATTATCACTTTGGCGACTGACACGGTCAACGCTATTACTGGAATAAGGTCTGGCCGCGACCTTCAGATATTTACTGAGGGCGGTGAGTTTTTTATTCCCCAAGCAACCCTGGATCCGATAACGCCGTCAAACATTACTGTTAAGGCAGCGACCAATCGAGGCAGCAAATACGGCATACTACCACAAGCAATTGAGGGCGGTACGCTGTTTATCCAGCGGCAGGGAAAAGCCTTGCGTGAAATGCTGTTTAGCGATGTTGAGCTTAACTATGTGGCAAACAATATCTCGCTGCTTTCCTCGCATATGTTGGTTGACCCTCAGAGAATGGCGCTCAGAAGCGCTACGGACACGACTGAGGGTGATTTGCTGATGATTGTAAACGGCACTAACACCGCCGGGTATCGCGCCGCCAGCACCGGCTTTACTGGCAGCATCACCGCATTTACCTTGAACCGCTCTCAGCAAATTGTTGCTCCGGCTTCGTGGTCAACTGACGGTGATTTTGTGGATGTCGCTGTTGACTTGGACACAATTTACACAGTGGTAAAACGCACAATCGGAGGCGCTGCAAAGTATTATCTAGAGGTGTTTGATGATGACCGCACCACTGATAGCTCGATTCAATACTTCTCTGGGGCAGCGTCCCCCGATCAGCCATTGCCTAGCACCACAGTGATTGGCGGCTTGTCGCATTTGCAAGCAGAAACAGTAAAGATTGTACGCGATGACATTGTGGACAGTGACGCCACGGTTGGCACGCTGGCTAATGATAGTGATGCCCTCAAAACAAGTGCTGTTGCTAGTTCTGGAAATCAAACCCTCAATGGGGTTTTAGGCAATAATGATGCAACTGCTAATCTCGGTGACACAGGTAGATTTGTCCAATTGCTTTACGGCAATATTAGTGGTGGTTGGACTACTGGGGCTACAATCACAATTACCGGCACTGATGTTTACGGTGCAGCGCAAACAGAAACCTTGACCACTACAAGTTTAGGTTTCGATCATGGTGGCACTCAGCAATTAACAAGCACAAAATTATTTAAGACGATTACATCCATCAATCAGCCGATTTCTAGCAGTTCAATTACTCTAACAATAGGTGTAGGAACCTTATCAGGAACCGTAACAATAGGTGGCACTGCTAGCAGCTACGTTGAGGTTGGCCTGAGCTACACATCTACAGTGGTTACTCAGCCCTTCGAGCCTCGTATGCAAAGCGGTTCTGCGCAAGGTACGCGGCGGCGCATATTGGAAGTGACACCAATACTGTTTCGCACGCAAAACCTGACAATTAATTCTAAGGAAGTAGACCTTACCACCCTGCCCTTGCCGGGCACTGGCGCGGTTCCAACCTTTACCGGCACTAAAAAAACGCAAGGGTTTTTAGGCTATGACCGGGATGCACAAATCACAATCAGTCAGTCTCAGCCTGTTTTTATGACGGTGCTGGCCTTGGACTACAAAGTTAGCGTGGGGGCGTAGATGACGGCAGCTATTCCATATATCATTGCCGGGGCGCAGTTTGCGTCTGGCGTAGGCAAGGCATATAGCCAAAAGCAGCAATATGATGCCAAAGCGAAAAACGCCATCATTAAGTCACGGCTGGACGCGGTGGCTTACACCCGCGAAGGCACGCAAGCTCTCGACAATGCAATGGCTGCAATTTCCGCTACGGTAGCGCGTGGCTACGCCGGGGGCGTCCGAGCGCTAGTCCCGGGACAAACAAAAGACCTTATCAATACCTATAACCTACGCAGCGGTGTGACTGATTTTAGTACAGCATCTGACAGTGCAAGCCTCGCGCTTTCCGGCGGCAAACGACAAGCGTCAGATTACAGAAA